CATAGCGACATGAAACGATATGAGGCGCATGGGCAATTAAGCGATGTCAGAATTGGGTACTATGTCAAAGAACAATAGCTTAACACCAAAACAAAAGGCTTTTATTAAAGAATACTTGATAGACAGGAATGGAAAACAGGCAGCTATTCGTGTGGGCTACTCACCAGCAACAGCAGAAAACCAAGCCTCACGATTGTTAAGTAAAGATAAGGTTAGGCTAGTGGTTGAAAAAGAAATGCAGAAACACGCAGACAAGTGCGAAATAACGAGAGATGCAATACGCCAAGAATATGAACGTGACAGGGAAACAGCACGATCTTTAGAGCATCCACAGCTAAACGTAAGCGTGGCAGCTACCGAAAAGATAGCTAAAATGTATGGTTTAGATGGCGTGACTAAATTGGAACACACAGGCACAGATGGGGGGCCGATACTATTGTGGGGCAAGCAGTCTATCAAATAGGAGCCGCAGCTAGTGTTTTTGATGACTTCTTCGTGCCAAGTCGTTACAAGGCGTTGTATGGTGGCAGGGCTAGTGCGAAGTCTCATTTTTTTGCAGAGTGCATGATAGCTAACGCTGCTATGAATACTGGCTTTCGTGGGTTGTGTGTTCGTGAGGTGCAAAAGTCATTGAAAGAAAGTGCTAAACGATTACTGGAGGATAAGATTAATGTTATGGGCTATGGTGCTAAGTTTAATATCAAGCATGACGAAATAGGAACACCAGGTGGTGGTGTGATAAGTTTTACAGGAATGAACCACCAAAACAGCGAGAGCGTTAAGTCTTATGAGAATTACAGCGTCTGTTGGGTTGAGGAAGCGTCTGTCTTTAGTGCCAGATCATTAGAGCTAATACGCCCAACCATTCGTGCGCCAAGCTCAGAGCTATGGTTTAGCTGGAACCCTCACCACGCATCTGACCCTGTAGACAAATTCTTTAGAGGCTTGTCACCGCCTGATAATGCAATCATCCGCAAGGTTACTTATGAGGACAACGAGTTCTTGCCACATGAGATGGTTGAAGAAATGCAAATGGACAGGAAGAACAGCCCTGATAGATTTGCACATATTTGGTTGGGCGAGTATGCGCCTCAAGCTGTTGGTGCTATCTGGAACATGGCAAACATACATGAGAATAGACGGCATGAGATACCGCCACTCAAAAGGATACTAATAAGCGTTGACCCAGCCATTAGCAACACAGATCACAGTGACGAGCATGGCATAATCTGTGGTGGCATAGGCGAGGACAACAGGGGCTACATTATAGACGATGTATCCATGAACGGCAGTCCACAACAATGGGCAGAACGAGCCGTGGCAACTTATGACAAGTATGAGGCAGACGCTATTGTGGTTGAGCGTAACCAAGGTGGTGACATGGTGCGTCATACAATTAAAACAGTCAGGCCACAAATAAAGATAGTTGAGGTGACTGCAACAAGGGGCAAGCACGTTAGGGCAGAGCCAATAAGCGCATTGTACGCAACCAACCAAGTAAGTCACATTGGAAGTTACCCAGAATTAGAGGCGCAAATGTGCCGCATGACCACTGCTGGCTATGAAGGTGATGGCAGTCCAGACCGCTGTGATGCAATGGTTTGGCTGTTCACAGAGCTATTTCCATCGATAATCAAAAGGCCAAAAAAGAAACTAGGCAAACCAAAAGCAACTGGTTGGATGGGTTAAGTGATTGTCAAGCTAAATATTTAGTGATAGTTTGTTTGCGAATTAACGGATGGGCATTACATGGCAACAGAAGACGAAGAATTATTAGAGGCCGCCAAAGAACAGTTTTCACAATCTGTTGACGCTTTTGAGGCGAACCAGACACGTTATGAAAAGGACGTTAAATTTGGGCGCATGGGTGAGCAATGGAACGCTGATGACATTGAGGCGAGGAAGAACCAAGGCCGCCCCAGCTTGACAGTGAACAGGATGCCGAGCTTCATCAGACAGGTGGTGAACGATGCTAGGCAAAACAAACCATCTATCAAGGTACACCCATTTGATGACAAGGCAGACCCAGAAACAGCAGAAGTAATTAACGGCATCATTCGCAACATTGAGCAAGTATCAAAAGCAGACTTGGCGTATGACACCGCCATAGATTGCGCCACAAGCGGTGGCTTTGGTTATTTTCGTGTTGATCTAGACTATGCTGATGACGATACCTTTGACATGGACATCCGCATCAATCGCATCTTAAACCCTTTAACGATATACCCAGACGCAGCATCAACTTGTGCGGATAGTAGTGATTGGAATTACTGTTTTGTTACGGAGATGATGCCCAAAGACGAGTTTGAGGATCAGTACCCAGAAGCTGACGCAATTAACTGGTCACCCACACATTTAGAAAACAATGACCAAGCATGGTATGACAAGGATCAGGTAAGAGTTGCAGAATATTGGGTGCGTGAGCCTGTCAACAAAACAATTTATTTAATGTCATCTGGCGATGTTGTAAGCGAAGAAACATACACCCAATTGGAAAGCGAATACGCTGCGGCTGGCATAGAGTTGTTAAACACAAGGGATACAACAAGCCACAAGGTTACGCAGTACATTATGAATGGTCAGCAAGTCTTGGAGACAAACGAGTGGCCTGGTAAGTTCATCCCCATTGTGCCTTTATATGGCGAGGAAGTATTTATAGATGGCGAAAGGCATTTTTTCAGCCTTATCCACTTTGCCAAAGACGCACAATCTATTTACAATTACTGGCGCACAACTACGACAGAGCTAGTTGCAATGGCTCCCAAGACCCCTTGGATTGGGCCGTCTGGGTCATTTGATACTGACCTTGATCGTTGGCAAAACGCTAATACAGAGACTTATTCTTACTTGGAATATGATGGTGATGTTCCACCACAACGCCAACCTTTTGCTGGACCACCAGCAGGGGCATTGCAAGAGGCTCTAAATGCTAGTGACGATATGAAGTCTGTGATGGGCTTGCACGATGCAAGCATGGGGGCGCAGTCTAACGAAATAAGTGGTGTTGCAATTGGCAAACGTGTTCGTGAGAGCGACACAAGCACCTATCATTTCATTGATAATATGGCTAGAGCCATCAGACACGCAGGGATTATAATAGTTGACCTAATGCCTATGATATACAGCAAGCCTAGAATGATGCGTGTATTGGGCGAGGATGGTGTGCCACAAACTGTTGCCGTAAATCAGCAATTAACAAAAGAACAAGAAATGCTGCAAGGCGAAATGATGGAGCAACGTGAGGCTATGGACGCTATTTATGACCTCACTGTTGGTAAGTATGACGTAACAGTCAAGGCTGGCCCCAGCTATACAACGCAACGTGAGGAAGCTAGGGAAAGCATGATTGCGCTGTTGCAAGCCTTCCCACAGGCCGCAAGTGTTACAGGTGACCTTGTTGTTGATGCGATGGATTGGCCTAATGCTGACATTTTCGCCAAGCGTTTGAAGTCTTTGTTACCCCCAGGGGTTATAGACGAGCAAGATGATCCACGCCTAGCGCAGATGGGTCAGCAGATGCAAGGTATGGAACAGGTTATAAATCAATTGATGGCTGATCGTGAAGGCAAGCAAGCTGCGATACAAGTTGATCGTGAAAAGCTAGTGATAGATAGCCGTAAAGTTGACATTGACTATATGCAAGCTGAAACAAAGCGCATGGAAGCTGAGATCAAAAACAAAGAGGCTGACATAAAGGCAGCAGAAGCCATGCGAGAAGATAGCCCCAACAACACACCCATCATGGTTAAGCAAATGGACAACGCCATGAAAGAGGTTGCGCTAACGCAAGAGGCGCAGATAGCAACAGACAAGTTGGATATAGAGCGTGAAAAATTAGAGATTGAACGTGATAAGTTAAACTTGGAAAAATACAAAGCTGACATGGATGCCACTGTGAAAATGACAGGCAAAACAGATGTTGATGTAACTGTTAATGAAATAGAGGTATCGCCAGCAGAGTAATTGCACAGAGTAGATTACAGCATGGTGTTGTAATTTCTGTTTGATTATCGTGGAGAGCAAAGATATGATTATAGATGACGAAGTGGGTAGCGTAGCAGAAACGTCCACAGCCGAAGCCGAAGAAGTCTTAACAGACCAGCCCGAAGCTGAAGACCAAGATTCTGAGAGTGTTGCTGAAGACAGCGACAACGAAGAACCCGAAGAAGCCGAAGAAGGTGAAGGATCGGAGACAGAAGACGAGCAGCCCGAACTGGGTTCTAATTCTGAAACTGTGGAAGTTGAATACGATGGCGAGGTGTATGCAGTACCTAAACGGCTAAAAGACGCTGTGATGGCTACGAAAGATTACACCGAAAAGACCCAATCGCTCGCTGATGAGCGTAGGAACTACGAAGCCGAAAAAGCAGACTTTACACAGTATATGGAAGCATCAAAGGCACAGTCAGAGCAAATGGCTAATTTAGCTGCTATAGATCAGCAGTTAAAACATTTTGAAACTTTTGACATGAACCAGCTTATTGATACTGACATAACTTCAGCCAACAAGTTGCAATATCAAAAACAGCAACTTCAGGCACAACGTGGTCAACTTGTAGGAGCTATCCAGCAAGGTGAGCAACAGCGTCAGGAAGCACAGCATCAAAATATGGTGCGAGTTGCGGAAAGAACAGACGCCAAACTCGCCAAGGAAGTTACAGGTTGGGGCGATGAAATGAAGTCTGATTTAGGCAAGTTTGCGGTTGATATGGGTTTGCCAGCTAATATGGTTTCTAACGCTGTAACCTACCCAGAAATTAACATCCTCAGATTAGCCCAAATTGGTTACAAGACAGAAAACCAGGTTAAGGCAGCCGTTAAGTCTAAGGATAAAAAGATCGTGCAAGTAAAACCATCTAAAAATCTAAAGCCAAAACGACAGTCTGCGCCTAAAACACTCTCAAACGTGACAGACCCTGTTGCCTATAGGGAACTTCGTCTGGCACAAAAAAGGAAAGCGAAAGGCTAAATTATGGCTAATACAAACCTGACTATTGATCAGATCACCAACGAAGCGTTGATGATCCTGCATCAAGAACTAAACTTTGTTGGTACAATTAACCGACAATATGATGACAGTTATGCAAAATCTGGAGCCAAGATTGGCGATAGCTTGCGTATACGTCTTCCAAACCAGTACACTGTTAGAAGCGGTGCTGCGCTCAACACTCAAGACACTACAGAGCAAAGCACAACTCTACAGGTAAGCACTCAAAAAGGTGTGGACGTTAATTTTACATCTGAAGAACTAACAATGGATATTGATAGTTTCTCAGATCGTATTCTTAAGCCAGCCATGTCTGTGCTTGCCGCTAACATTGAAGCTGACGTTATGAACGTGGTGTTGGATGTTCCAAACCAAGTTAATAATGTTGGTAGTGCTTTTACATTTGCAAAAGCTCTTAACGGCAATAAAACCCTAACCGACAACCTTGCGCCATACACTGATCGTTGCCTAAACATGGCTACTCAGGACAATGTTGACTTGGTTGACGCTCTTAAAGGGTTGTTTAATGCTCAAGATGGCTTGTCAAGCAACTATAAGAAGGGACGTCTAGCTGGCCCATTTGCTGGCTTCGATGGCATCTATGAGAACACCTTGTGGCCTACATTGACCACAGGCTCTGACGATGGCACAGGCGATCACCTTGTTAATGGTGCAAGTCAAACTGGTGCATCTATTACGCACTCAAGCAATGGTAGCGGAACTTTTGTAAAAGGTGACATTATTACTTTTGCTGGTGTGAATGACGTACACCCTGAGACTAAAGCCGATACTGGTAGCCTAAAGCAATTTGTTGTAACTGCTGCTATGTCAGCATCAGATGTGACAGTTGCTATTAGTCCTTCCATCGTAACGAGTGGCGCATTGCAGAATTGCAGTGGTTCACCAACCCATACTGGTGCAATTACTAAAGTTGGTGGTGCAAGTGCCGTTCATAACATCTCACTAGGTTATCACAAAGATGCTGTTGCATTTGCAACTGCCGATCTCGTAATGCCAAGTGGCGTTGACATGAGCGCACGCAACACCCTCGATGGTGTCTCAATGCGTATTGTCCGTGACTATGACATCAACAACGACAAATTCCCCTGTCGTATTGATGTTCTCTATGGTTACAAGCTAATTCGCCCTGAGTTAGCAGTTCGTTACGCCAACAACTAATTTTAGTTAGGAAAGGAAAAGACTATGGCTGTAGAACAACTTACATCAGGTAATGATGATGGTTCTGTAATGGGCGCAAGCACCAGTGAAAAGATTGCTTTCTTTGGTGGAACGCCTTCAGCACAAGTCGCTATTGGTGCAATTGCATCAGCAGCGACTATTGCAACTGCTGTTTTGCAAATTCAACTCATACAAGCCGAGTTGGAAAGCAAAGGGCTAATTGGCTAATGGCTAAAATTCCTTTTGTTGGATTAGACCCAGTTTCAGAAGCTGTGTTTAAAAGGCATTGGGAATATAGTCATGGGTTAGGCTTGCCAGAAGTGCAAGAAAACCGAATACCTTTAGCTGTTGTGGGTGGTGGTAAATCTGCCACCCACAATGTTAAAGAACTGCAAGAATTTGATGGAGAGATTTGGGGTATCAACGAGGCGTTTTTGTGGTGTAGGGACAATGGCATAGAGGCTACATTTTACGCTATAGACCCAAACGAAGGTTTAGAAAATGCTTGTGAGGGAGCTAAAAAAGCTATTTTAGGCGATACTTGTGCGCCAGAAGTATTTGACGCATTGGAAAAAGCTGATGTGCAACTTGCACCAATCAGGGGCGAGGATAGCATACAGGCAACCATATCAGCAGCAGCTACTGCGCCTTTTATAGCAGCACGATGCAGTCATACGCATTTAACATATTATGGGTGTGAAGGCAGTTTTACAGGGGAAACGCATATATATAGAAACGCTCCAAATCCACGTTTATGGGTTAACTGCGGTGGCGAAGAATACATGACAACATCACAATATGTCATGGGAACAGAATTTATTGCACAAGTAGCAAAAGTAGTGCCAACATGGATAACAGCAGCGGACAAAGGATTTTTGTCTGCATTAATTAAATATGGCGATTATGAAGTGACGCACATATCTAGGGAAATACAAGACGCTCTAAACTTAGCTGATCTCAATAAATATGGTGAAACTTTTGCATAGAGGTTAATTATGGTTACAAAAAAAAATACAAAAAAAATTAAAAAAGTGGTAAAAAGTTTAAAGAAAGCGTCACAGTCACACAAAAGACAGGCTAAAACTTTAAGTGGCATTATTAAAAAAAGGGCTTAGTTATGAAATTTTATATCCGTGATTTAGAAGATGGAACAGTGCAACGAGTAGCATTTGAGGAAGACCCTGGGAAGTCAACACCACAATGGCGGTTAGATGACACGCCACGCAATGCCCCAACAAAGGCAACCAAGCCTAAAAAGGTACGGAAAAAGGTTAAAAAGTAATGGCAATTACAGACTACGCTAGTTTAAAGACAACAGTTATTGACTACTTGCATAGGTCTGATTTGTCGGACACTGTTATCTCTAACTTTGTCCAATTAGGTGAAGCCAGATTAAATAGAAAGTTGCGAGTTTTACAGCAAGAGGCAACTTCAACCTTAACATTAAGTGCAGACGCTTCAAGCGTTAGTTTGCCTAGCGATTGGATAGAGACAATTGACGCTATTTATGCTGATGACAAGCGCAACATCCAACCACAAAACATACGCAATTTAAACTCGCAAAGAACAACAGACACGACAAAAGGCCGCCCATACTTATACGCTACAACAAACGGCACAATGATATTCGAGTTGGTTGCTGACCAAAGTTACAGCATTTTATTGAATTACTTTCAGCGTTGGGATGTGGCAAGCGATAGCACAAATTGGCTCTTAACTAATGCCCCTGACGCTTACTTGTATGCTACATTGGTAGAAGCAAAGGCGTATATCAAGAACTTGCAAGACTTGTCATTGTGGGCTGATGGCCTAGCCACTGCCATAGACGATTTAAACAGATTAGATAACAGAACACGCAGAAACGCCACTATGCGACTAGATAGCGCATTAGTACGCACAGGCAGATTTGATATTAACAGAGGCTTCTAATGTTGCAATTTGGCGAGTTCTTACCTGACCAATCTGACTACACAAACGCTGGTGCGACAGATGCCAAAAACTGCATACCCCTCACCAATAAAAGCTATGCACCCTTGCGTGACCTATCGGCTGTTATTGATGCGTTGTCCAATAGGATACAAGGGGCAGCGTCCATGCAAGAGTCGGATGGCACACAGCATACGTTCTGCGGAGACAATCAAAACCTGTTTTTATTAGGCTCAAGTGCCTTTGCTGAAATATCCAAATCCACAAACGCTTATACTTGCGCAACAACTGACCATTGGGACTTTGTGCAATATGGAAACAGAGTAATTGCAGTAAATGGTCACACGGACGCTCCTCAAACGTATGTAATGGGAACATCAAGTGATTTTGCTGATTTAGCTGGAAGTCCACCGCAAGCCAAAGTCTGTAATGTTATTGGCAACTCTGTTATTTTTGGTAACATAGATGACGCAACAGATGGCGTTGTGCCTAACAGGGTGCATTGGTGTGCAATTAACAACCCCACAGATTGGCCTACAATTGGCAGCAGTGACGCAGCGCAGAAGCAAAGTGACAGACAGGACTTGCCCAATGGATTAAGTGTGCAAGCGATCACAGGGGCAGTTGGTGGTGCTGATGGGGCTGTGTTCATGCGTGATAGTGTTTACAGGGTTACATACGTTGGCGCACCGCTAGTTTTCGAGTTTCAAGAGGTAGAATTAAGTCGGGGGACAATAGCAAGGCAATCTGTGGTCAATGTCGGCACTTTTGCATTTTATCTGGCAGAACAGGGATTTTTCGTCTTTAACGGCACAAGCTCACAGGCAATAGGCAACCAGAAAGTTGACAAGTTCTTTTTTGCTGACTT